TCTTGGCATGATGTTCTCAAGGTAACGGTTTTTTGGCGAAAACAAGGATACCAGATCATCATGCCGTTCCAATTCCCCTCACAAAACATCCACAGCCCCTAGTTATCTGTACTCTTTTAAGAAGGGCAAGCAACCAAGTGAAAGATATTCACTCGGTTAATAAACATACATCATTACTGACACTCTGGACTGAAAAAGGCGCTGCACGTATGTCGAAAATTCTTGATACCTACGAGGGGTGATGAATTCCTGACATAAATAAAACGGAGAGGATTAACCTTCTATCATGGTTAAATCGACGATAAAGCCTTCCATTAAGGGCGGTGGGCGCGCCATGTGCCGGGGTCGCTCGGGCTGGCCTCACGACGCAGATAGTTATAGGTATAAGCGAGTTCAATCCGGCCATCGCCATACCGGGGCTTGAATGACTCGACATACACATCATAATCCCATTCATCATCATAAAAAGGCGGATTATCGGCCCCCGGCGAGAACCGGACATTTTTATAGTGCTGGCGAGACTGGGATTTTATCAGCATAACTCCATAACGCCGCCCGGCCTCTCCCGCATGCACAAACGGTCGGTGTTGGTTATTGGGTACATCGACATAAAAAGACCGCACAAACGACAGTAATTTCATGGCCGACGAGAACATCAGCTCCCCGCGCTCACTGTAGACCTCCAGTCCGCTGTTACCCCAGACGGACAGTTGTGAGATAGGCGCAAAGAAATACTTCCCGCCTGCGCCGTACACTTCGGCATAGTTATAGTAGCGCTCGTCCCAGCCGATATTGCTTTCATCCGCTCCGGCCTTTCTGAGAAAGCCCAGTGACGGCGTTTTATCGGACAGTTGCACCAGCCAGTTATCGGTATAAAACTCTAATCCCAGCATCTTAAATCGCCCAAATCGTGACAACGTTTTGCATTTCCGCCCACGGACTGGATTGTCCGCCCCCACGCCCCATGTTTTCCCAGCGATAGGTGTCATAATCGACGTGATAGCTGAAGGTGCTGCCAGAGACGCTGAACGTGGTGAACTCATTGCTGAGCTGGGCAATCTGAATCCCGGAGCCCCCGGAGCTACGCATACGCAGAAAGAACCGGGCAGTGACATTGCCGCCCTCACTCAGACCCGGCAAATACAGGCTACCGGACTTGCTCAGCGGGATCATATGCGTCCCAAGAAAGCGCGGAATGATGTTATTCGTGGTGATAATCACCCGCCCCTGCTCGTCATAAATCTCTAATCCCATGCCCATTACCAAAACCCCATTCGGATACGTAACCGGCCGCGACTGTCAAACAGTTGCTTCAGGTTGTTGGTTTCGACCCAATAACCGCCTGAACCCTGACCGTAACTGGTCATTTCCCCCGTGCGCATATCCAGCCTGAATCCGGTTCTGTTCCGGGGATCGAAGTTAGCGGATTTAATTTCATCCCCGACAACCAGCTTGCGAATATTCGCCACATCAATAAAAGCATCCTGTACAAATAACTGACCATTTTTCGCCACCATAAACGGCTCCATTTTCCCGTTAACCGGGTTAAACCAGCCGAAGTTTTCGGCGTTAAACCCAATGTTGGTCATCACCTTACCGTTCTTCATCTCAGCGCCAATCACCATCCCGGCTTTATAGAACTGACCGTTGTACTTGACGCCGACCCCAACGTCATAAATCCCATATCCGTTCCCGTCGATATCAAATACCGCCGTCGCTTTGGTCTGGACAGCCGCCGCATTTTTACCGACATCGACCTGCACTTTCTCCAGCTTTTCAGCCAGGGCTTTTTGGTCGGTCAGTTGGGTGGTTCTGACTTCCAGTATCTCTGCGCGCATCTCGCCATTTTCTTTCAGCTGATGCTGGACTACGGAACCAATCAGGGCCGCATTCCCTAAAATCGCCTCATTGGTAAAATTGATGTCCGATTGCAGGCGTTTTCCCGCTTCCGCACTGAGGAACTGGTTACCGGCAGCATCAATAATCCAGCTCGCATCCGTGGAGGATTCACCGCGCAAGAAGTCGGTCCACGGGGATTGATTACCGGATTTATCCACCAGTCGGGCACGGAAATAGAACGCGACGCCGGCGGCCAGTCCCTGCATCACATAGGTCTTTTGTGGGTAAGGAATGTCGGCCAGTAACATTAACCCCTCGCCGTCACTCGTCGGGCTGTACTGGATTTCGGTTTTCAGCGTATCGTCCGTGTGAGGGGCAAAACCCCAGTCTAACTGGATACCGAACACAATCGGTGTGGCTTTAAAACCTAACGGCGCAGGCGGCTCACCGGCTTTGCCCTTGATATTCACTTCTTCGGATGAAGCAAATAAGCTGGGTATATCAAATGCGTTTATGGCCTTGATACGGGCCTGATAGCGACCCGAATACGCATTCGGTATTTCAAATTCCGGTGATGAGGTGCGGGGAATGGTCACCCAGTTACCGCTGTCCCTGCGCCACTCACCCACATAAGCAACGGCTCCATCGGCTTTCGCCCATGAGATCATGACGGTCGTGGTGGCGATACCCTGCTGAACAAAAGAAAAACCCTGAAGCGTGACCGAATCCGGTGGTGATTGGACACTGGCCGGAATAACAGAAATCGGTCTCTCATCAATCCTCGCGCCGGTGTCAATGCGTTCATATTTATCAGGATCGTGATAAATACCGTTGATTTCAAACGAACCATCGTTGTTATCTTTGATACCAATGACGCGATATTGCTGAATAAATAAATCATCGGCATCCACCGCCCAGCCTGCATCTGATACCGGTGATTCACTGTATGCTGTCGTCACAGTCACCGTATTGCCGTTCACGGCCTGTACCGTCCGGCCTTCTGATTTTCCTGTCGGTAAATTGACCAACAGGCGATCCCCGGCTTTCACATCCGGCGTTCTGTCCAGTGTGATATTACGATTATCAACCGACTGAATACGGCCACCAATCACGCGCCCGGCTCTGTTTTTATGCGCGACACCAATAATCTGACTGGGCATGGGGATTTGACCATCCAGTCCTACACGGAATGAAATCAGGGTATCGCGTGAGTTAGTCAGGATCGCCCATTTTCCCCGGCGTTGTGCCTCACTCTGACGGGTACAGCCAATGGCGGCGATATCAATCTGATTGATACCATAGCGCCGGATTAAGCCGTCGTCTGAAACCACCTCAACTTCGTCTTTGTAATGGTTGTCCGGGTTTGACCAGCTCACCATGGCAACGGTGCTTCGGTTGCGCTCGCTGCCACTGCTGTAGATAAATTCACCATTGATAACGCTGGCCTGCGTGAAAATATAGGTCATGTCGTCCGGTCTGTCTGCCGTGGCAACGAACTGATTCGCGCCCCAGTAAACCGAACCCCGGAATATCGCCCCGATATCAGTCAGCACCTTATGCGCTTCTTCGCGTGATTGAATGTAAACATCGCTGGTAAATCGCGGTTCGGTGCCGCCTTTCCCGTCCGGGACAAGCTGATCGCAGTATTGCGCCACACGATACAACTCGGTTTCGTCAACCTGTGTCCGGTCTATTTTGTCACCGAGTCCGCATACATCATTCAGTAACAGATCATACAGCACCCATGCCGGGTTATTGCTGTGCGCCCATTTAAACGTGCCGTTCCAGATGCCGCTGTACGTGCGGTTGACCGGATCGTAATTAGCCGGTACGCGAATAATACGCCCTTTGGGTTTGCATGAAATCAGCGGCACATTGCCATTAAATAACCGGGCGTCGAATTCAACGTACAGCAAAGCGGTATTCGGGTAACGTAATTTGGCGTCAATAATTTCAGTGAACGCCATGACGTTCATTTTATCAACAATGCGTTCACTGGTACTGTTTGCTGTTTTTCTGATAACCCGGACAGTCCAGCTGGTTTTGGCATCCGGCAGATCAATACGGTATGAACGCTCATATAAGGTGGTGGTTTTGTTGTCGATATGGGTGTCAATGACGGTCTGGTAACTGCCGCCATCAGTCGATAACTCAATGGCGTAATCAATGCGATAACCGACGGTACTTACTCACGGATTAGTTTTATATCCTCACCGCTGCGATATAAATCAGAGAATTTACGAGCAAGAAATACTTCCATACATAGTCGATGACACATATGCAAATTTTACGCAGACAGTGCAGGCTCGCCACAGCGACATTGTGGCAGCAGGAATAATGACTTATTTTAGGATGTCGGGAAATTATAATATTCGATAATCCAAGCGCCCCTAACATACTCCTGCAACCCCAGAATTATTTGCTCTGGGGTGATGGTGTATTATTTGCCCGAATAACCTTCGCTCTTTCTTGCATTTCATCCATCACCTTCTCTAACTGCAACGCCAGACAATACAGCCTAAACAATGACTGTGAGAATGATGATTGATTGGCTTGTACACGGTATTCAATGACTGCTGTGGGTATTTGGTTTTCAATCATTTTTCTCTCCTACACTCAGCCTTAACATAATCTTGCAAATATCTCAGTTTTGCCCGGTCGTTGATGATGCCTTCTCGGATATCGAGAACATCTGATCCAGTTTCTCTAGGGAGTTCGACGGTGGTTGCATTGACCACGCTGCCGGAGGGAGTGGTTTCAGACACAGGACAGGCGGCCTTGATACGCAGCTTGCGACGACCAGCGGCAACATCAGCCCGAAGAGTGTTGATTTCAGTCTTGGCATTGGCGAGTTCCTGAGTGTGGGCTTTGTCCAGTTCAGCGAGGTGCTGGATGCGCTCTTGCTGGGTGGTGATGATGACATTTTGTTTTGCAAAATCATCAACCAGCGCTTTATATTTCCTGCCTAGCTCCTGATAACCTTTTGCTACTATCCATAGTGCGGCCAGTAGGAGCACAGCGATGACGATAAATGCATTCAATTTCCAACTCATAGCAGCTCAAACGCTTTTTCAAACGTTGCCTCAGAGTAAGGTTGCTTTCCGTTCTCATGCCGGATAATAGACTTGGACAAAGCAATCAGCGTGGATTTATTGACTTCAATCTTATCGAACGGATCAACATTAAGCGCCTTAGCAACCCCGTTAATATAAGCTGTAGTGTTATTTTCTATTGAAGGCGCCCAGCGATTGATAATCTTGGATATGCTGTTGTGTCCACCCTTATGATAATTACACAGCAGTTTCATCAGTGCCCGAATACCATATTCCGGTGACTCGAACCGACAGAACCGAGATTCAATCTTAGGATCATGGAGCAATAGACCTTGCCACTTATTCGCTTTGTTGTAGTCAATGTTGCCGGGATTGTTGTTACGAATGCCTCTCGTCATTAGATAATCCCTCTTTTTTGGTCGGTTCTTATAAATAACTTAAGAAGTCGATAATTTCTTTCAAAGCTGAATTCATCACTTAACCTCTTGGAATAACGGACTTGCTTACGAACACATTGATCTGAATGCCAATATTTCCGCCATACACGCAGCACCCACCAACGGCGAACCTGATAAAACATTACAACCAGTGGAAATATCTTCACACCGTATATTTCCTTAATCATCTGTGAGCACCTGTCAGTCGGTTCCAGAAATACGTGAGGGCAATACTTCCCATTGCCCCACACATGCCTGCGCTGGCGAATGTCATGTATAAGCTCAGCCCTGCCTCCAAACTGATAAATCCGCCTATCAGTCCGGTAAATCCTGAAACAATGACTTGGGCAAATGCTCCAAGCCAACTCCAGCGGGCGTTGCTGGTTTTTATATCAATGATGTAGCGGACTATCCCGCCCCACGCAGAAAGCAACAAAAGTATCAGCCATTGAGATAACTCAAAGCTGCTTGGGTCTTTATTTGGCATACGCATATTTCCACCCCATCAGAACAATGGGCGTCCGTGGGGTGAGTCTATGGTCGCCCCTGTGAGTTGTAGTGAATAGGTTGCCAGCCGCAATAGAAATACTGAGGTTATGGGAGTGATTGCGGTGGCAAATTTGGGAAAAGTTAATTTTTCTTGTTTATTTTAACTAATAATAAAATAAGCTATTGGTTACATATTCAAATAGTTGATACTGTAGCAATCTCAATATATTAAAAATGACGGAGTTCTTTTATGGAAGAAATTATTTGCCCTGACTGCGGTAGTCCCAATGCATATCTATATGATGGCGAGACTGCTAAAAATACAGTGTGCTTAGATTGCAATAGAATTACTATTTCTAGGAATTCTGAACTTAAAAAAGAAAACTCCCCAGAAAAACAAGAGTAACTCTAAATTGACGACTGATTGTGGAGGTCGGCACTGATCTCCGACATGAGGCACCAAGTCATACCATCCCGCACACAATAAGTGAATATAGGTCAGTCTTTCAGGTAGCAGTTAAGCACACAGTATCTAAGCAGCCAGTCAGCCCTAGCATTCTCCACAAGGGTTAAGATGCCTTCTCCATGCTGAGCAAGGATAACAAGTGTTATCAAAAGACACCTTACCGTTGCAGAAAACAAAAAGGCCGCATTAAGCAGCCTTGAAATCAGTGTGTAGATTTATTTCCAGTTGAAGCAAAAATGAATTGGAGTTGTATTGCCTACGTTTTGTTTCAGGAAGTCGCCTAGTTGTTTTGCACCGTCAGAGTAATACAAAAAATCAGTTGTAAGAGAATTTTTGGAGGCAACCAGATTATAAGTTGAGCCATTAACCACTACTTCAAGAGCTTTATTCTCTAAGCCTGACTGGTTTTGGGTGTCAACTTGTAATTGTATAAAATCAAAAGTACCAATGGGAGATTCAGACAACATAAATTCTAAGATGTTTCCAATACCTATAGTGCTTTGAAGATTAGTCAGAGTGCCAAAAGTAGATACACCCCCACCTAAATACCCACCTTTGGTCAAATATCCCCAATCTTGACCCCCGCCGTCATTAAATTGTCCAGTCCCTATCATAAGATCAAAAGACAGCATACATTCAACTGGTTTTGGTTTTGGTTTTATCTTCACTAATTCCCAATCACAGGCCATCAAATCTTCAGGGGTTGGTTCCCAATCATATGGAAAACTCTGCTGATCATGCTTTTCAATATGGGCAGGGGTCTTGCTATCATTTTTAGCAGAAAGTCGTATGTATTCATTTACGCCCCATTTACTACGTCCCACCACCTTTCCCAAATACACCTGAATTAGCGCCCAAGGCAAGGAGCCAACTGGAGCTGCTATGTCATTGTCAATCGTGTAACTAACCTTAACATGAGCTTTATATTGCTCCGGATCAAACGGGCATTGTTTATCATCCAGCTTATTAACATCAGACATAAACACCTCACTTTATTATTCGTTAAAGGTCATTTCATCCTACTGCTAACTAGCCAGTTAATATTACTGAGGTCAGGTTCCTATCTCAATTGAATAGCCTGTAACAGAATCAATACGCCTTAAAATAAGGTGGCGCATTATAAAGTTTATCTGTTAGTCGAGTGCGTGATTCAGTGAGGTGTATATTTGAAATTTGGTGCTGACAGTGCCCCCTAAATTATTAATGAAGCTTATTTTGACTGTCATAAATTCACAACATTATAATCACACTGTATGTAATGATACACAAGCATTCCTAACATTTAGAATGTCAGGTTATTAACTCAAAAAGGTTAAAAAATTGAATATTAAAATAAGGTTGTTAATTATATTTATCTTAGGGATAGGGTTTACTATTTACGGTATAACTCATTTTACATCCGAAAAAGAAATCACCCGAATTCCAAGAATTCTTTACCCACTGTATGAAAATTTCGGTAGTGCTGGGTTAGGCTCAGCCCTGATTATTGGCGGGTTATTCATAATGTTTTATGCCATCTTCACATACAGGAAAATGAAGTAATTTAACTAAAATTCAAAATTGAGCACCTCAAATATTGGGGTGCTTTTGTGCCTTATAAGCAAGAACCTCGCACTGAGCGAGGTCTAAATTAATAAGCTGTGTGACATTGCTATCACTCTTATCACAATATACTGACTTTTGTAATTACGCAACCTTATCAATGATTTCTTTTTGTGCACATTTATCCAGCTCCAAAACCACATCCGAAACAGCCAGTACACCTTCAATAAATCCCTCGGCGGCCTGTAACCGTTTGGCGACTTCGTTATGAGAAATACCCAACTTAATTCCCATCGGTCTGAGTGGCAGTGCCTTGATGTAGTGCAATACGATGAGCTGGTAGGAATACGGATTATGTTTCTTCAACCGCAGAACGGCTGCATCGATAGCAAACCCGTCATCATCACAACACTGGATGCGGCTTTTTCGGGTGCTGGGTGTCAATCCCTTAAATCCGGCCGCAATGGGTGCCCAGTCAACCGCACTATGACCATCACCGGCCCATGCGCCCCACTGGCTTAATATCATCTGCATATTACGCATTTACACTCTCCCTCAGCAGCTGACCCATGACGCTATTTTCTTTCTGACAGTGTAACTGATTAAATACTTTCAACATGCCTCTACTGCCTCCCTTTTCCGGCAATACGGTGTTGTCTCAAATGCACTGTTTGTTGTCTCATGTTGTCTCAAATTAAAAATGTAAATAATTAAAATTCATATAGTTAATAAAAATGA